ATTAGTTTTCTTAAGAATTCTTAAAATTGCGTCTTCAATCATTCTTAAAGTCCCAAGACCCAGTATATCAAACTTAATAAATCCCATTGGTTCAAGGTGACGAACGTTTTGACCTTCAGTCCAAGGAGTTTGTCGAACGCCACCAGAATAAATTAATGGCATGTATTTATTTAATTCTTCTCCAACAACTAATCCGCCAGCATGACGAGAACATGAGCGTACTTGCCCACGTAAAGTCTTCACATGCTTTTCCACTTGTGGATATTTTTCAAGAAAGTTTTGAAGTGTTGTACTATACTTCATCAATTCTTCAAAAGTTGGATCATAAACACCAGCTTTAATTCCATGTTCTTTTTTCGCTGGTCCAATGGCTTCAAACACCATTTTCTTGGTTACTATATTAACTTCTTGATAAGGAATATCATAAAATTTTGCGATATCTTTAATCAAAGAACGCAACTGTAATGTATTCCAGTTTGAAATAGGAACCACATTATCTTCACCCCACTCTTTAACCAGTGCTTCTTTCAAAACCATTGGATCTGATACATCATAATCAATGTCTGGATAATCTGTTGCATCGGAACGTAAGAAGCGACTAAATAATAGTCCGTGTTTAATCGGATCAACCTGTGTGATTCCTAAAGAATAAGCGACAAGTGAACCACCGGCTGAACCTCGTGATGGACCTGTTATTTGCATTGAAGTTGCTTTGTCGGCAATCGCTTTCATTGTTAAGAAATAACGGCTGAAGCCACGGTCCTTAATGACTTGGAGTTCGTGCTCCAATCGATTAATGTATTCCGCTGTAGGATTCCCTTTTGATTGAAGCCCGTTAATTGCCCCAAGGCTCAAGGCTTCATTTTCATTCATTCCTTCGGGAATAACAAATGATGGCAATCGCACGGTGTTATCTGGATAAAACTTTTCAATCCGGTTGTGTGCAATATGGTGGGTGCGAGCAATTGATTCACGAATTAATTTGTCATCAAACTTTTCGCCCAGTTCTGTTGAATACTTTTTATAGGATGCAAACATTTGATCGCCATTCTTGGGATACAGTTCCATTCCAAATTCTTCTAAATCTTCAGCCATTTCACCAAAGAACGAGGTTGCTCCAGGTCTGAAACGTTTGTAAAGTTCTCGGTCTTTCCAGACTGTCGGATTAAAATAATGGCTGTCAGCAGTAGAGATTAATTCTAAACCGTATTCTTCTGCAATCTGAATGATAAACTTATTCAATTGCATTTGTGTTGGGTGTTTAAACCATTGAAGCTCGGCGTACCAACGATCACCAAGAATACTACGCATATTTTCGGTAGTTTTCCGCATGGCGTTGAGAATGGCCTCGTTGCCATTGTCGAGATTTTCCCACAAATCTCCTGCATAAATGCCACCCAAACAGGCTGAAGAAGCGATTATGCCTTCGTTATGTGTACGTAAAAGATCGTAATCAATGCGAGGAAACCTATAAAAATTCCCTGGCTTATATGATTGAGAAACCAGTTTAAAGATATTATTTAATCCTGTCTGGTTTTGTGCCAACAAAACTAAGTGTCTGCGACGGTTTAATATATCTTTAGTTGCTTTGGTTTCAGCCTCATCTTCAAGAGAAAAACCAGAGCTTTCCTTAATCTTTTTCTTTTTCTTGCCCGCTTGAGTTGCTTCTTTAACCTTTTCCCATTCTTTAATAGATGGAATAAAATAAGCCTCGCAACCATAAATCGGTTTAAATTCTTTGCCCTCTTTTTCCATTGATTTGGCATGAAGAACCTGATAGGCTAAACCATTACAATTACCATGATCAGTCAAAGCCAGAGCATCACAACCATTTTCATAAGCAAAGTCCATATGTTGCTGTGGATAACCAATAGCATCAAAGGGAGAACCCGCAGTTGAATGGGCGTGAAGGCCGACAAAAGGTATGGTAGATTTTATGCGATTCATACTATAATGATACAGGAATGGTCATTAAAAGTCAAGAATTTTCTTCATCTTCACCAATCTTCTTCCATTTCTTATGCTTAAAAAATGGAAGCTTTGGGCGAAGCATTTTTTTTCTATGTTCTGAGCTTAAATATTTGCACAAATTTTCCCACGAACTAATATCATAATACCATTCCATCTCAACTTTAAAAGTAGGTCTTTCCAAATCCATTTGATTAAATATATCCTCTACTTTAAAAAATCTACCTGAATATCTTTTTTCTTCGGGTAATAATTTAGTAATATATTTGCCCTCTTTTCTCTCATGTATAGGTTGAGAAGGATCATATTTTCCTGTTTGTTTATCCCAAAAATATTTTATTAATTTTCCCACTTCCTTAGCTTCAAATGCAAAACCTATATAATATCCATCTAATGCCGAATCGCCTTTATCAGTTAATAAAAAAAAGTTTCCATGATGAGAGATTTCTTTTCTATATTTACGTAAATGTTGTGAAGGGTAAACAGCGTAAGGAAACGACACATAATATTTATTTGGGGCAACCCACTGGCTTAAACCACTACAAACTTTTTTTGCAATTTTTGCGCCATACAATATACTCCACACTAATGAATCCCTCTTTTTCTGATCTCTTGGGTGAGTCTCCACATAATAAATTGGAATTTCTTTTCTCGAAGTTGAAGGAAAAACATCAAATTTTCTACTTATCCAAACTGGGTCTTGGACCATTTCACCCAAACGATACTTCAATAGCGGCTGCATGTCAGATGGACACACAACCCAGATTGTTTCGCAACCTGCGGTAGCACATTCAAGAATCGATCTTTCAATTGCTAAATAATCCGGAGCAATTGGTATCATACAATCGTGCCAAGGGAATTTAAAATCTAATGGTTGACTAGCGACAGGAACAATCCCGGCCAAATGAAAAGATTTTATGTTAACGTGAATTTCGTTTTGAAATTTTTCTGACATATGAATCTTTCAACTGATTGTTTTTTATTATAACATCAATAGGATCATAATTAAACTTTATATTTTCTGTTGATTTCCAGTATATCTTAGGGGGATACACTTCTCTCCGATCATTTTCAATCTTAATTGCGTAATACTTATATTTCGTTTTATCAAGCATATTTCTGCCATTTCTTGCACCACGAATACCTGCTTGTTTCATTAGATATTTTGTTTTAAATCGTGCATTTATGTCAGAATATTCATATTCAAATAATTGTTTTTCAGAGAGATGTGAAACTGCGACTGCATCTTTAAAATTATGTTCTCCCTCAATCCTATCAGATGGATAAAAAAATATACACTTAACAAAATCGGAGGTAGTTTCTATTAAATCATAATCATGTTTCATTCCAGTACGTATATCAAGCCAATCGTGAACTTCATATAGTTCATTTTTTATTTTCTTTTGTGATGAAGATATACCTAAAAGATTATAATCACTAAAAATTATCAATTCATTGAAATAAAATTTAGCCATGCGAGCATTTTTTGTTATACCTTTCAAAACATTTTTTTCAATACGCAAGGAGATGGCCTTATCTCCCATAGGAGCCAACCCCGCAAGAGAAAGATGAAAAAATAAATCTTCCCATAAAATATTTTTTTTAATTCCAACTATTTTTTGCGAAGAAGGAGAATTTAATACCCGTGTTTCTGCCTTTAAATCAAAAATATCTAAATCTTGTTCTGGTTTAAAAAAATCGAATCTTGATGGTCGCTCAAGTCTTGAACAAACAAAAGGGATATTGTTTAAAAAAGAATAAACAAGAGCCTCCACAGTAGAGCCCACCACAAGTTTATCATATTCAAAATTAATATCTCGAATTTTTGAGTGTAAATTTGTTTTTGGAATTAGTAAATTGTTCACAAATTTTATTCTCAATTAATATAAAGTTTTTTTAGCTTTTTTCTAATTTCTCCTGCCATATCATAATTGTACTTTGTGACTTTTTTCATTTCTTCCAAAATAAATTTTTTATTTTCTTGATACCCGTCATTTAACATGATTCTTATCCCTTCACTGCGGGAACGCATTTGTTCAAATTGCGGATAGATAAAAGAAATCATTTCTTGCTTAATGGGGTCATTTTCACACAATTTTGAAGCTTCAGCTAGCTCATAACTTGACTCTAAAAATTCTTGAACTACAAAAAAAAATTCTTCTTCTTCAAACATTTTTTATTCTCTTTTATAAAACTCATAACAGGTCTTCTTCTTCGCCCCATTTCAAATTATATGAAGTGCTCCAATTTTTTCGATGCCTTCCATAGTCATCTTCATATCGGATGATGTCATCCTCTCCAAAATATGTTCCTAATTGAGTTTCGATAAAAACCAAGTCATCAATATTATGTGTATTTTCAATACGATGCTTCGCCCCTTGGGGCACCTCTACAATCGAATGGGCTTTGACAGTAGACACCTGATCATTAATCGTAACTTTTCCTTCGCCAGAAATCACTACCCACACTTCAGATCGACATTTGTGAGATTGATAACTTAATCTAGATTGTGGATTAACTGTTATTTTTTTTACTTTGCAGTCTTCATCCCCAAAAATAATTTCATATTTGCCCCACGGTGATTTACCACTCATTTGTTCCTCCTTTTCAACTTACTTTCTGCAAGTCTTAAATAATATTGTTTTTTCATTGCTTCTAATTTCGACGAAGCTTTAAAATTTTTCCATTTATTATAAATTTCTTTAAATTGTGTTTTTTTGCCAGCAATTTTACTCCAATATTCTGCTGCGTCACTGACAACAACCAACTCGATGTAACCTTCTGGGCCTCCAGCCCATACTTCATCAATAACACTGCCGATACACTCACCCTTTTTACTGCCACATCCATATAGATGAATACCATAATCACCATCTTTTTCACCCGGTCGGGGGCCGCCATATATAAAAGATTCTTGATGAAATTCGCCAGCCAATCTTTTGCCAATATCAAATATTTTTTCTGCGGTTCGATATTTATCCCCTCTTAATTCATCCCACACCAGAACGGAATCCTCTACGACCACTTCTCCGTCTGCCCCTTTATAACCGCTACCAGGCATCTTAATATAAGAAAGACCCGCTTGATCAAGAGATTGTTTTAATTCCCAATTGCGATCTTCGTTTTCTTGTCTGCCATATTCTCCACGAAAAGCAGAAATCATTAAAAATGGAGTACCATATTCTTCAATTTTACGCTTGACCCCTCTTACACTTGCTTCTGTAATAGGTTCCGGACTTTTAAGCAAGATAGAATCTTCATCCATAGCCTCTTTAACCATAACTTTTAAATCTTTTCTTTTCATAATCTTCTCCTATTCGTCCATTACTCCTACAATATAATTTTGATGGACAATATGAAATATTTTATCTCTAATTTTAATTTCTTCAATCATTGAATTTTCAACAACTAAAGTCGCACTACCATTTTTTCTGACGGACATCGTAAATACATCATCCATTGTGCCAGTTTGAGTTTCCCAGGATTCTAGATCTCTATTCATGTTCACTAAAAATCTTTCACAATCCTTAGCGGCACATATAAATTTAACTAAACCATAACGCTGTTGATTGCCAAGCTGTGCATCTTCAGGAATAAGCACGGGACTCAAATCTGAGATTTTTTCCTCGGAAAATTTTTGGACTAATAAATACTTGTTAAACGGCTTGAATTTACACATATTTTACCTCACATGCACCTCCAGCGCACGCAACTTCCCCTGATAAATTTGTATTATCTTCTAACTCTACAACTTTCGTTAAATCAATATCGCTTAATGATTCCATCATTCTGCGATAAGTCAATTCATCGCAGTCTTCAAAAGGAGCTTGTTTATAATTTCCCCCTTTATATGGTAAGACACTTAACCCATTATAATGTTTACGATTCTCCCACATCCATTCTCCTACACTCAACCATTCTTCTTCTTTGATAGAAATAGTTGCTGAAATATTGTGTGTGTTGTTCCCACGTTTATGCCCATTACGAATCCAATTTTGAGAAAACCACTTTACTCTTTCCAACAATTCCATCGCTGTTTCATAACGTAATACAGCATCTTCTGGAGCTTTTTGTGGTACTGAAATAATTGCTGTGTCATGAGGTCTAAAAAATTCATCTTCGACAAGTTCGGGATGGTTAATAGAAAGATAGTGATAAATGTCTTCGTTTTTTCCAACACGAATTCGGCGGATATAATAATCATTGTGCCATGCATGAATACCACTGGAACATCCCAATACCAAAGAAGACGTTCCGCTTGGTTTTATGGTTGTTACTCTAGCAGCGGCATTAATTCCAAGAAGACCAGCAATTCTGACATTTTCTTCTTTAGCATTTTTTGCTGCGGCCTTCATATCCATTGTTTGTACAAAGCCCGAAGCGATCCCTGTCAAACCAATACCCAGCAGCGCCTCTTTTTCAGTAGTACGTTGCCAAATGGCTCTCAAATAATGAAATTCAGAATAAGTAGCTTGAAAAGTACCAATCAACGCCGCAGCACGGACACGCTCATTTAAATCCTCTTGGGATTCGAGATTAGAAACATTTACTTCACAAAGATTACAAAATTGAAATGGGCGGAGGCCGATTTCACAACAAGGATTTGTACCCCAGTCTTTATCATGTGTAAAATATATCCCAGGCTCTCCTGACTTTGAATGCTGGATACGCTCCCATAATTCCATAAAAAATTCTTTTTCTGCTCTATGTCGTACCAAAACTGCACTATTATTGGCTCGGGCTCTTTGGGGGTTTTTCTCCCACCATTTGCCAGCCTTACATGAGATCATTTCTTGATCATCTGCCGAAAATAGCGAAATAAGTGCTGCACGGCGAATGCCGCCAGCGAGAACGGCATCAGCAATATGACAAATAATATCATGTACTTCAATAGGTTGTAATTGTTCACCATCGTTCTTCTCGTTTAAAATAGATTTTATCATACGAATACATATTTTTAAAGGCTCCGGGCCAGGTGCTTTGCCGCCAGATGTAATTAATTTAGCTCCTTTAGCTCGAATATCTGAAAAATCAAAATCAATATTTGATGTTCCTTCAAAATATGAACGCATCAATACTTTAACAGCGTCTGCCCAGCCTTCAATACTATCGCCAATTAAAAATCGACGTTTTCGATCAGCACGAGGTTTTCTTATTTCTGGTAACTTTTCAACGTGGTGCTTCTGGACAGAAAAACCTATTCCAGTGCCACCTAATAACAAAAACAGAATCTCGTTAAAGGCTCGATAATCATCAACCGGGAGAAAACCACAATTATAAATTCTATTTGGGCTAATCTCAATAGGTTTTCCACCGAATTGCAGCGATCTCATTGATGGCAAAATCTTTTTATCATAAACAAGCTGATATGCTTTATCAAGTTCTTCCTTCATATGAGGAAATTTTTTAATATGCATTTTTTTATTCCTTGTAACCAATTCTCTCCAAGTTTCTCGTCTTCCCAAACGATCTTGATACTTGGCATATTTCATGAACACAGTAATGTCCGATAAGATTTTACTCGATAATTCCATTTTACATAAACACTCCTTTTTTAAATTCAGTATATTTTTTTAACATCAATTCCTTTTTTTCACCAGATGAAAGAATCGGTGAAGGTGAATTGTCAGGATCATACCTGTCCAGAACCTTAATATCAATATTCGCAGTATCCATGAAGATAGAAAATACTAATCCATCTTGACCATTTCTATTCTTAGCTATATAAATGCGACCGCCGTTCTTTTGTTTATCTTCTACCGTTCTTGAAACTGAAAATATAAGATCGGCTATAAAACACTTATTAAATGCTTCGGAAATAGATTGCATTGTAATAATTTCTGCTTGCAGACCAGTTCGGTTAGTTTGTGAAGCTGTCCAGCCTACCACATTATTTTCCATCATGATAGCTCGTAATTCTTCATAAATGGATTCAAGTTCTTCACGCTTCTCTCGGCGGGTTGAAAGGGTGCGAAGGAGGTCTGCATAATCCACAATAATCATGTCTGGAATTATTCCTTGTTGTTTTAATTTTTCTATGTGTGCTCGAATTGTATTTGTTGTTGCAGTTTTGGTTGGATATTCCTTAATGATAAGAGTTCCATCAATATCATTAAGCCCTTCCCGAATTTCTGTTTTACGATCCATTAATTCATCTAATGGAATCCCGGTGATACATGAATCATAACGACTTGCAATGACCGTATCTCTTAATTCAAGTGTATAATGAACGACTGTCATTCCAGCTTTTAATGCAGTTGCACCAAGATGGACCAATACCATTGATTTACCAACACCTGTGGGGGCGATTACGACTCCAAGTTCTTTTCTTCCTCCGCCGCCGCCAGTGATTTTATCCATATTTTCCCAGCCAGTTGTAATAGTTTCTCTGCCGTCGAACTCAAATCTTTCTTCAAAATCTTTGATATAATCATAACCGAAATCTGCATCTGCGCCAGCCTTCAATGCTTCATTAATAAGCACAGAAATCTCATCAAATGAGCATTTTTTAAGCAGTGAAGTTGATTTTAACATAGCTTCTCGAAGCTTTTGCTTTCGACAAAAATCAATAGCAGTATCTTTTATATACTCACATGATTCAAGAATATTAATATCAGATAAAACTCGTGTGAAATAATCACGAATTTGTTTTTGCAATACTTCGTTATAATCATCAATTCCAGACTTAATAATAGTTTTCATCGTATCGTGAGATGGTTGAGAACCATATTTTGTTTTATATTGAAATATTTTTTCGACAAAAGATTGTAAATATTTAAATTCTAAAAATTCTATACTTAAAACCTCTATCATGCGATCAGAGAAAACACGATCATCAAGAATAATAAAGGCAAGCTTTTCTTGAAAAGTCTTACCATATTTGGAGAACGACACTTTATCATTTACGGACATTAGAACCTCTTAAATTTCATATGTGTTAGATCATAATACAACAAATCGACACGACTGTCAAGACTTTTATTGAATAGATTAACTAGTCTTTAGCTTTAGCAATGATCGATCTAAATTTCTGAAAAAGTACATTCCAACTAAATTCGTGGATGCCGTCAACCATCATCATTTTTAGCACCTCGGTTCTATTAAAGGATGGAATAAAATCTTCAACAACAGCTTTAATATGGTGTGAACTTTTAACTGATATATTAGGAACATAAAGTTGCATTAATTTATAATTTAATTCCACTTTATTTTTTTCCAATAAAATATTTTTATATAATTTAAGCCCAGTGTCATCACGTTTGCAATGACTGAACAAATCATCAAGTGTATAAGATTTTTCTTCAGAAAGAAAATTAAACTTCTTGGCCACTGTTTTTAAACCTGCACCTTTAATACCCTCAAGATTATCAGATTTATCGCCATCAATTGCTCGTGCAATTGCAAAATTATTTGGATGAATTCCATACCTTTCAATAATTCGTTTTTCATTTAAAAAATTATTTTGGACCGGCTGATAAATCATTGTTTCCTTATCACAAAGTTGAATAAAATCTTTATCCATTGAAACAATAAGCTTAATTTTTCCTTTTAATGCTTGCATTTGACATATGTAAGCAATTACGTCATCGGCTTCCACGTCTTCAATCATCAATTGAGTTATTGGCATTTCATTAAGGTACTCAACTGTTCTTTTTATTTGATCATAACGATTTTGTGATTCTTCTAGGGCAGACATACCACTATATGCACGATTAAGCTTCAATGGTTTTCGCCCCTCTTTATATTGCTTTGCTAGTGCTCTGCGACGGGCGCTGCCACCACCACCATCCCAAACAACAACAATATTATCTGGTTTGATTTCTCTTGTCATTTTTTGAAGTGACATCAAGAACCCTTTGGTTCCACCAATGGGAGAACCAGTTGCGCTAAGGCTTGGATTCATTACGTAATTGCGAATAAATGCGTTCATAGCATCAATGATTAATATTTTCTCAGTCATTTTTATTCCTTGGGTTCTTCTTCTGGGTCATAAAAGTCTTCAGCCTTTCCCGTCTTATTTTCAAACTTATGAATAACTTCTTCATCTATAATATCATAAACAAGTTTGGAAAACTTTGCGTCTGTTTTCATAAGCTTTGGAAACGTCGCAGTTTGAAATTTTGTTTCATACCCCTCTAGTTTAAACCATGCGCCGCTATTTGTCAAGCGATTAGATGACTTAATGGCAGTTAATAAAGATTCATCATTCATGATGCCTACATTGTCGCCAGCCCATAAGATTTTAAAATTACAGATGCGTCCTTGTGTTCCAAACTTTGATTTCTCTAGCTTGGCTTTGACTTCTGAACCTATTCTATAGCCATTTTCATCTTCAATAAAAGTTTTCTTACCTTTAAGTCCTGTCAACCACACCCTCAATGAATAAGCATAAATAATTGCTTTACCACCAGGCGTAAACCACGGTTGAGAAAGCATCATCATTGGATTGCTAACATTAATATTTGTTTTCAATTGATTGAGAACCAATAATGTTGACTGAGTTCTCGACAATGAAGTCATTAATTTTTGCATTCCTAAAGAAAGAACACGGGGCTTCTGAGCCATTGAAGATTGAGGGTTAAAATCTTTTTCTAGATCGGCACGACAAGGAGTCATAGCCAATGAATCTATAATAAATAAATAACGGTTATCTGGATCATTGGACATACAAAGTTCTACTGTTTCCAATACCATTTCTATATCTTCTGGTTGAAGAATAATAATTTGATTGTCACCTTCCATATCACAACCAAGTTTATCTAAGAATTCACTGGTCATCGTAGCTTCAGCATCAAAATATAAAACTTTAATTCCTTTGGCTTGCGCTTGGTGTGCTACTTGTCCTGCCATGTAAGACTTGCCAGAACTTTCAAGGCCCGCAATTTCTGTAACACGACCCACTGGAATACCCGCTAATTGTCCTCGACATATAATTGAATCAAGCCAGCGTGAGCCAGTCGAAATCCAATCTTTAATATCTGCTGGATTTTCTTGATCGCCCGAAAAGGCAATTGTTCGGCCTGCTTTTTTATTAATCATCTTTAATATATCTTTTGAAGATAATTTTCCATCACCCATATAATCTCCTTACAATAAAAAAAGAGCCCTGCATCGCTTTGACACGGCGCAGGGCTCCCAAAAACTTTGTTCTAAGTTTTTAATTTATGCAGACAATTCTTTGATAGCTTCATCTACACTGCTTACGCCGATATTCTGGTCCATTGGACCAGCACTAGGATCAAGAAACGCCTCCAAGATCGCCTTAACATCAGCAGGTGACTTACGTTGGAACAAAGCTTCAATATCAGGAACACTTTCTAACATTTCTTTAATTGTGCTCTTATTTTCCGCAAGTTTAGATGACTTACGCTTCGGCACTAGGTTAGATTGCGGAAAAGCACCTTTCATCTTGGGAAGGGTGTATGTTAGTGTAAAATCAACACCGTTATCTACGTCCGTAATATCTCCATAATCAGGATTTAGGACCAAACCCAACAATGTTTCATAAATGGTCTTTCCATAAGCCCATACCCGAATACCGTCTTCATCTTCGCCACGTACTAAAACAGGTGTGAAAAATCGTTGACGAACAAACAACCCTTTGGCCATTTTTTTGCTCTCGTCCGTTCCTTCTTTCCATAATTTCGAAGCAAAGTCACAAATTGGACAATTGTCTCCGAATTGTCGTTGAGGGCACAAAAGGCCCCCACGAGCAGCTTCTCCTAAATTATAGTGGAAATGAAAAACTTTAAATGGATCTCCATCTTCAGTTGGTACAAGTCGAATGTCTTGATCACCTTCTTGGGGTTTCCAAAATACATTATCTTTTTTCGATCTGCCTCCGTTTTCACTAGCTTGAAGCTTTTCTTTCATCTTTGTCATGTCTAATGCCATGTTTTATTCTCCTTTTATTGCCCGACTGCCATAGGCACAATTTTTACGCCTTTTTGTTGGGCGAGTTCTTCAATATAAGATTTTCTATACAGCCAAATTCGTCCACACCTCAAAACATGTTCAGATTGGTGGTGTTCAACTGTGGGGTATTTCTTTAAATTTAATATTTGACCCGCTTTTTTGGCTCCAATAAAAACTTCAGTACCAGCCGCCAATTCAGTCTTGGAAATACCTAATTTTTTCATTTTATTCACATCTATATTACAATATCCATCTTGGGTCCATTCAACTCCTTGAATATGACGGGCACGAAGGACTGCTCTAGAAATTGAAAAAACACGTTGAATATCTCTCACACGTATTCTTATAATTTCAGGAGCCGATGTTTTTTTGGCAGATAGTTTACTTAAACTTCCAAAAAGAGCATCACATAACTGACTATCTTCTACGGATACCATAAAATCTTCAGGAAGAATTTCCATTCGTTCTATAGTATCCCACACTTTTTTAATTGACACTTGTCGCACATTTTCTCCTTATTTTAAGGTGAGGCCAGCAAATCTCCCAGCCCCCCAATTTTAAATATTTTATTTTTGAATCACCGATGAATGATTCAGACAATAAATGTAATCTTGTTTATAATCTGTTTCAAAGATCCCATAAGTAACACGAGGGCCTTCTTCTTTTTTATTCGAAAGTGCTTTTTTAATCTTACTCATCAATTCAAAATCCGATTCAAGTTTGTCTTTATTGTATGCGTAATAATACACTACATCAGATACATTGTCAAGAGAAAAAAACATATTATCCACATTTTTTTCTAAGTCAGACATGCCTATTGTTGTAATACGAGCACCTGCTGGTAAGTCTTCAAAAGTATCATTCACGGAATCATTATTTTTATAAACATTAATCATATGAATCGTTGAAACAATCATTTCATTAATCTTTTCATGATAATTCTTTATGGAAATACCACCGACAATCTGTTCCACTTCTTCATTTGATATAATATACATTCTTTCAAACACACCCGATCTTGTATATTCCTGTAGAACATTATATACCACTCTTTCTAATTTTATTTGCTGTTCACTTAATAATGCCATTTCTGGTTTAATATAAAGAATATTTATTTTATATTTTTTAAGATATTGCAAAATTTGTAAAGATGACGATGACACTTTTCCGGAACCTGCGACTACGAAAAGAATTTCGCCTTCGAGTTCTTTGAAGAATGACTTCAGAGAAGGCATTTTTTCCTCGTAATCTTCAAACTTTTCATGTTGTTTGAGAGGAAAGGTAGTTGGGGTCCGTTTCAAGCCAACGTCCAATTTATACGTCAAATATTGAGGATATTTGGTGAACTTATCAACGATGTTACAACCTGCATTCCCAAGACCGATTATGGTATCCACTGATTAATTACTCCTGCTCCAAACGCAATCAATAAAAATACAAAAAGACCAAAACTAATCCAATGGCCATGCTTCTCAATAAAAAAAAGAAGTGCCATTATTCTTCCTCAATGTATAATGTGTTGGAAGGTGTATGTGAACACCACTTGCTTTTGGTGACGCTTTCGTTTTCAACGACGACATCGCTCACCTCTTGCAAAACAAATCGCCGCCAGAATCCACCACGAGTGAAATTCTTTGCAATTCTGGCTCCCGAAAGATTCCATTTGTTTACTTCCGCAATAGACAATAAAACTTCCTCAATATCTGCTAGTTCTTCAACACAAGGATCTTCAAGAAATTCTTGAACTTCTTCTTGAAGTTTATCTTTAAGTCTTTGCTGATAGTCATCATTAACTGCAACATAAACCTTACATTGTTTACCTTGAGACTCAATAATCTCTGGGATCTTATCTCTTACGAGTTTATTATATTTTTTAACTGTCATCTAAATTTCCTCATGTTACCAAAACTTGTTCCAAGAC